GGCACACTTAAGAATACCAAACGCATCAGCAGTTTTATCGTAATAGATTGAGTAATTGCCCTCTTCTAATGACTCATAAGCCACGTCCCAGGTGACCTCCATTGATCGCAAATGACATTTGTAATCATTCCAATTTATGGAGTTGTTGCAAGACAACACTTTGGTCTTCATTGAATTGCTAACCATGTAAGTAGTTATGTTTTCAAGTCGTTCCATAGCAACGACAAATCTACTACTATCGGATATATTCAGCACTCGAATCAAATTCGATATACCCACCTGAGCGACACTAGCATTAGCAACTTCCAGTGACACGAATCCTTTTATGCCCACAATATCCTTAGACACATACAAACTAGTAGAGTTTAAGGAACCTCTAGTCAAATTAATGACTAAATCATTGGTGATAAAAGGGGATACACGCTGCTCAATATGTAAACTTGATTGATTTACTTTCCAGTCGCTGCCATACCTCTCAAACTCCATAGAAGTTTCCACAGACAATGCAGGTACAAACCAATTCATCGACCACAACATTCTCTGAACATGGGAAAATATTCCACTGCTATTAACAGGGGCACTCCAATCAAGCAATTCATAAGCATTCGAGCCATTATAAAGAGTCAACATGGCAAGATTCTTGCTGACTCCAATCAACCCATTCACTATGGTGTTGTTAAGGACAGAACTATTAACTGTGGCATTATAAACTGAATCAACTGTATAATTTGACACACTACCAACAGCTGTGCCAATGGTGGCGAAAACAGGTCTTGTCATGTTTCCTATTGGGTTGATCACTTTAGAACTAGCATTCACCAGGGTTTCCACATTTTCCAATCCTATAGCTTCGTCCAATGCGCTATCTACCGATATTAGGGCCCACATCACAGTTATTGGTAACTTGACTATGCTAAGGAAGCCTCTGCCTAGCAATGATTTATTGAGTGCATTTGCCGTGTCCCTAAACATCCCAATGACAGAGTTTTCACTGTTGGCGAATCTCTCATTGACGTAATTCCATTGTTCAACCAAATCAACGCCGACTAAGCCTTTACTCAACACGTTGAACATATGACGGAATAAGGCAGTTTTCTCGATGAATTGCTTAGGCAATTTATTCACTAACAATATCGAATTACCATTGCCCACCAACCAAGAATTGCCGTATTTGTCAACACACGCACCAGCTGTTTTCATGGTTTCACAGAACAAAATTTGACCAGAATCTTTTTGAGAAAATCCCCAAACACTTTCTTCCGCTTGCTTGACATTTAGATATCGATCAACTCTATCTGTCACTCTACTATTAAGGGCCCAAGCATTGAATAGCGCGTGAAGCATAACCGAGCTGAACATGTTCGTTTTCGAAGGTCCATTAACACCCAAAGCCAACCCGATATGCAACATCAAGGCGGGTACTCTGGACTTTAAGAACAATTCAAGATTTTCCTGAACAGGCTCTTCCCCAAAAGCAGCTGCACCTAAAAATTCGCACACTCCAAATGTAATGCCGAAATTACTAGAGCCTTGAACGCTCATGTAGGATTTAATCAGCTCTTCAATAAATGGGCCAGCCAAAATATGCGCATACGCTTCAGTGGATTGTTTTATGAGACCAGTCACAGACCAATACAATTGGCCTTCAGCTGGAGTGGCACTGTCAAAATAACTCCAAGGATCACTAAAACAATCAGAGGTGACACTTTGACCAGTAGCGTGTGCCAACCCCTCGCATATAAGACTCTGATTGTGTCTCAATATCTGATTCCACTTCGCCAAATCAGATCTAGGAATGTCATGGGGCATATTCGTCAATGCGGCCAATGTCGTCCCAACAAGGCCATATTCACAATTCAAGCATGCTACTCTATCCACACTTGAGACCACCCCTGTGGCAATTTGTCTACCAAACATCAGAAAGATCCAGATCAGCAGTAAACCCAATATATGCTTAAGCAGCCATGCTCTGGCATACTTCCAAAATGTGATTCTACCACCTCCAGCAACTACTGAGCTCCAAGTGTCGCTAGATAGATCATTCATCAGCCCAGCAGCTATCAACCAAGATCTAAAACACCCAGTGTTATCAGACTTGGCCATATCCGCTGCGTACCATCTCACAAAGATTTCGCGCCACACACTTTCATCGGCAGGTTCGTGTCTCTTAATGTGACCTTGAACAGACCCAATACTCACTGCAGTATTGTAAAGTTCTCTCAACTTATCGGGAGAAGCGAATGAACCTCTACCGATCTTAGAGGTGAATCCTTCAGTCACACGCCAAATGAGGATCTTGCCCTCCTCATCCTTGTACCCTAAGCAAGGTCCAGAATTGCTATTGGGTACGCCATCTATCATGGCATTCGGTTTCACTCTCGAGTGAACGATATCATAGCTCATCAAAGCGTACCCAGGGTTTGGTGCGTCTTTGACTCGGGCCCTGACCAGCCACGATTTCATACCCACAGGTACGTTTGGGTCAAGATGGGTAACCTCATAAGCTCCTCGAGCCCTCCATTCCAACGACTGAGGGCTATCGTGCCAGTAGCTTTCTACTGAGTTCGTCTGGACTCCCCAGTAATCACCTACGATCTCACCTTCATGATCATAGACGATAGGACGAATTTGATACTGCTCATCAGAGCAGTACCATGTTCCTTTACTCGGAACCGTGTTCTCGAGTGAAAGGAATGACACACCCGCTGCCATAGCAGTGGCGCGTATACCAGCGTATGCGGCTCTCCACCGCATTATAATCCTAGCAATAGCCTCAGGATTATTTGGTCCAAAAAACTGTGCGATATCTCCAAAATAGACTATCACACGATTTTTTGTCGCATCGGCGTTGAAAGCAGGCACCCAACACCGACAAACAGCCGCTCCTTCAACAGAGCAGCGACAAGCGGCTGCGTTGTTCCCATGTCGTGGGGCTAACGCAGCTGCATTGGGGTCCCCAGCATTGAATTGTTTCCAGTCAAAGAC